AATATCAATTTCATCCATACCGCCAGCGTTCTGAATAATCCAATAGATTTCCGATGCATCATCGATATTATTGCAGAAACCGGACTTAATCAAATCATAAGCATCGATATTCTCTCTCATACCAACGAACTCGGATTGCTTATACTCGTTAGCCCATAAAGGCACGATCGGGAACGTAGGATAATTTTCGCCGTCAACAATCTCCATACCATCTGCTTCGGTTCCCTTGGTTTTAACGATGTAACTTCTTTTGTCGAAAAGGACCATTCCACTCGGCTGGTCTTTCTCCCAGATATATTCGGTATAACCATCAACCTCATAAAGAGTTGCTCTTAAGGGCTTGTCATTATCCAATTGCCAGAAACGAATGCCAGCCATCAAAGCCCCGGTCTCTTCATCCTGCAAGGGTACGAACTCCAATAATGAAAAAATATCCACGTGGTCAAGGTTCCAAAAACCGAAAGCCTCTCCGTGAACTATTGCATTCTCGCCGCCCTTTTGCAACTGATGGTCAAAATCCTTTCCCAAGGCATCCTTGGTTTTTTCGTTCTCCCATTTCACACCATTGCCCAAAAGGAACTGATTCTGCTGTCGAACCAGGCGGTTGAAAATATTCGTTCTTAACTTATAATTTGCGCTATAATTATCGGGAACCGCCTTGCCGGATGCGGTATACAGAAACTTCTGATATTGCATAATGGTTAAATTCTGATGTTTATTATAACAATCAGCGGCATAAGCCATTATATACTCTGTTGAGCCTTTGTGCTTTTCAATTGCACCTTTGATAAAATCGGCAATCTTGGTACCATTCTTGATTGCCTTTTGCATATCCTGGTAGGTAATCATTACATCCTCCTTTTTGTTGCTTCTCTGACAACGTGTTCCGTTTTGACAAAATAACGTAACGCATCACATCCGTGATCGTTCTCTTTTATAGGTTTATCTTCTTCGGCTTTCGGATCCCACGTATAACCGGACAACTCGCTAACAAGATTCTCACAATTAGAGCAAATCTTCACATAACCATTGTCCAGCGCATTAGCGGTCTCCCTTATTCCATCCGCAACATCATTGTCAGCCTTGATAACATTAAATCTATGCTCGAACTTCTTCAAAAGAGCGATAAAAGATGCCGCAGACGGATCTATAATTGTCTTAATTCTTCGACCGGTCTGAATATCCAAAATAAACGCCACCAGGTCATTTAAATATTGCCCATCGGTCTTCTGAACTTTAGATTCTCTTCCAGAATAATAGTATTCACGTAAAGCATACCACACTTTGTCTATTTTTCCAAACAAATATGCGGCGAAAGCATTCTGCGTACCATAGTCCATCGCCAAAACATATTCTGACGGAGTCTCCGCAGGTAAACTACAGACCGCTTTCTCGTACATCGGGTAGATAAGACCTTCCGCTATGCACCTCTCGCCCAGAATGTCTCGCCGGTACCAAACGGATCCTTTGACATACTGACTTTCAATCTCCATTCTACGGAATTTCGATATCGACAGATTATCCGCAATCGTAAAATGCTGGTATTGGTACCCACCAACATAATTCGTTTTATAAAGGTCGATATAATCAGAATAAATCTTATGCCCAGGGTTGCAAGGGTTCAAATCCCACAAGACGAGCGGTTGCTTTGCCGCAAGTTGTCTACCGAAAGCAACCTTGATAAACGAAGTCCTTGAATCTTCCGAATCATAATGCTCGTTGATTTCGGTAGCAATCCACAAGCCATACGAGTTACCAAGAATACGCTTGTACGAGTCAGCCTTTGCACCACCGGCAAATATAACTACCTTTTGCCCGGTCTTCGTTGCGATAAATAACGCTTCGTTGTCTCGAAACTTTCCCCACTTGCATCTTCCAGCAAATAAATGCTCCAAGCCATAGCCATTGCAAACCCCGATATTCAACTTCGCATTACCGATTGTGGATCCACTCGCTAAATGAATCTTGTCTGGGCAGGTCTCAAGATACATCGCCGCAATAATACAATGGTCGATTGTCTTACCGGAACGGATTGCACCTTCCGCAACGCTCATCCGGTTCTTAAGAGCATTTTTTATATAGGCTTTATGCTTTTTCGAAAAGGGCTTCCAATCAATCGTCTGTTTCGTCTGCATTTAACATATCCGCCAACGGAGTCAAATCTTCAATCTGCGTAACAATCTGTTCAATGCGGTCTGTCTGACCTAAATAATTCTTGCCCAGGAAGATAGCCATAGCCGCACTTTTTTCTGATAACTTCATTTGGTTTTGTCTTAAACGAATTTTCATAGCAATACCGCCATTTTGTCTTGAAAACTCTTGAAAATTCATTCCAAAAGTGCGATCGCACCATCTTGATAATGTGTCAATATTCGCAGGCTTGCCGGTTTGGTCTCTAAAGAACCAGCAAATCTCTTCTTGCGTACAGCCCAAACCCACTAAATCAACAAATGATTTTGCATCAAACTCTTTTTTCGGTCTTCCTGCATTGCTTTTTTCCATAAGCCACCTCGATTCTTTGAAGTGTCCAAGGATAAATTACTTTTTACCCTCGGATATTAAAACGGCTTTTTCGCCGGTAAAGTTCTCCCATCGCTGGACAATGACATCCACAAACCTTGGATCCAATTCCATTATATACGAATTTCGGTCTGTCTGCTCTGCGGCAATCATTGTGGTACCCGAACCGCCGAATAAGTCTAAAACGTTCTGACCTTTATCGGATGAGTTGGTAATAAACTTCGCAATTAAACGGACCGGTTTCATTGTCGGATGCAGGTCATTTATTCTCTGCTTGTTCTCCCGGATGATATCCGTCTCAAGCGAATCCCACATATCCTTAATCACGCCACGAAGTTCATCCTCGGACATAAAATCAATCGTCTCGATAACGCTTCTCTGTTTTCTGCCGCCGTGCCAGATCTTGATTGACTTTCCTTTACAGCCCATAAGACAAGGTTCATAGATAGATTGATACTTCGAGCCACCGAGTACGAGATGGTCCTTAACCCAGATAAGTTCCTGCTTAAAGGTCAGCCCCGACTCTTTCATCGCTCGCATAAAGGTTCCGTGTCCCATTTCCTTGTAGAAAACATATATAGATGCGCCGTCTTTCATCGCATAAACATAAGACTTATATGCCGCAAGCAGGAACTTGAAAAATTCCTCTTCGGGCATTTTATCGTTCATAATACGCTTTGCCTTGCGGTCCTTGGTATTGCCGGCACCCTCATAAGCCATATTATAAGGTGGATCCGTAACAACCAAATCTATCTTCGCACCATCCAAGAGCAAATCTACATCTTCGGTCTTGGTAGAATCGCCACACATAACTCTATGTCGACCAATTTGGTAGATTTGCCCATATTTTGACTTTGCTTCTTCCGGCACTTCCGGTGGAGTATCTTCAACGATGGTCAACTCCTCTTCTTCTTCGGGAAGTTCCCAATCCAGGTCGAAATCAGTAAAATCCAGATCATCAAGTTCATCCGACAGCATATCGAAATCCCAAGCAGACTCATTGAGTTTGTTGTCCAAGAGCCTTAACTTCTTAACCTGGTCTTCGTTTAAATCTTCCATACGAAGAACCGGAACTGTCTTAAGTTTTAATCGCTTCGCCGCTATAAGACGGCAATGTCCGATTATTAAAACATTGTTTTTGTCCACAACTAAAGGTTGAGCGAACCCAAACTGCTTGATAGACTCAACCACATTTTTAATCTGTTTCTCATCGTGCTTTTTTGCATTCTTTGAATAAGGCACCAAATCCTTAATAGCAATATCTTCAATCTTCATTAGCCACACTCCAATCTGTACCGAATCGGTCAATAATCTCTTTGAAATCTTCATAATCGTGCGGCACCACCGAATAACTTTCGGATCCATCCGCATTAAAGATTATACCCACGTGTAAAAGTTCGTGGAAAATTAAAATCTCGAACTGTTCTTCCGAAAAACCCTCAACGTTAGGAAGAAAAACTGTAATCGTGAAATCAGCAGGAATGCTCCACTTATACTTGTCGGGAACTTTCTCACATTGACCGCAGACTTTCTTGCCATTTTGTGTCTTGGCATTTTCGCTTGTCAGATAAACGATTGTAGCCTGGCTGTTGCGGATATCCACCAGGGAATCTTCTTTCTCAATTACCCTTTTGCCTATCTCCGCAAACTTCTCCGATAACTCTCTCTTGTCCATAAAAGCCTTCCTTTCATCATTGATAATTCAATTATACATTATTTTGCAACAAAAAACAACAGAGAGAAAAATCTCTCTGCCGTCTTTATTCGGGAAACCTTATTTTTGTAACGGCAATCGGAAATTCTTCAATTTCACTCGCCCATACCGGTTCGCATCCTGCTTCTGAATATGCAATAGGAAACCCACCGATTCCATCAAACAAACTTGCCATTGTCGGATGATCCAAAAAACAAACCATACGCTTTGCCATCCATTTCCAAAAAGGAAGTGCAATAGAGTTGCCCAAGGCTTTATATCTCGGAGAGTCTGAATCGCCTTTGTGCTTTTTTCCTTTGGAATCAACCCAATCGCCTATATCTGTCCAATAATCGGGAAATCCTTGTAATCTCTCGCATTCCAAAGGAGTTAATCTGCGAACTATAGAATGAAATACGGCTCCTGGACCTCTTGCCACTTGCGGTCCAGTTTTCTCTTCATCGATACTAAAATCATATTGAGCATTTTCTCCTTGATTAAAAGATGCCCTATCAAGACCATACGTAACGATTTTTGCCGGATCATCCATACAATTTAATGTTTTAGAAACTTCTACGCTTGGACTCATCGCATCGTGTAACTGTCCATTTCCAAAACTTATTACAGCGTTAAAATTTTCTTTATCCGGCATTCTCTGATTGCCACCTGCATTATTTGCGGTTAACGTTGGTGCAATCTGTGAACCATCCCAATTGCTTGAAACCACCATAGGAGTATTGCCGCCACCGGTACCATAATGAGCCTGAACAGTTTCACAAACATTTCCAAACGGCTCGTAATTGTGTCTGCGACTTGCATCATAAACCTCTGCTATTACTTTTGGAGTGGAATCTCCACCATCTGCCGCCCTTAATGGTTGAGCAATTTCTTTATCTATAGTCTGATTATATCCGTCATATCCACACGCTTGAATTATAGCCACACCCCCATGGTTCGAATCGGGATCCTCGCCGCCGGTATCAAGGGCTCGACAGATTTCAGTTTCATAACAATGCGCTCTCCAATTTTTGGTTCCGTCAGAAGAAATTCTCACATCGTACAGCCCCCCCTTGTCGCTCCAGGACTTCTTTTAATTTCTGCGGCAGTTCCTTGCCTCTTCTCTCCGCTCGTCTCAATATCCCTTGACAAGCCCTTGCGCTCAAAGAGTATTTCTGGTGCGGATGATCCTCCAAAATCTGCGACAAGAGCGATTCTCTTTCTTCGCTGGGGAACTCCCCAAAACTGAGCATCGTGTAATCGCCAAGCAATTGACCACCCATCTCCCAAGATACATCCGCTTGGAGTCCACTTCTGCCCCCCTTAAGTCCAGGAATAACGGCGTTTTTATCTGCGACTTTTGCGGTTTCTTCAAGAACGGCTCGGAAGTCTTCTCCTTTGTTTGAACTAAAGGCTCCTGCGACGTTCTCCCAGACCATATATCTTGGTCGAATATCGTCAACTGTCTTTCCATTTTGTTTCTCCTTTTCTCTCATTTCTTTTATTATTCGGATCTGTTCCATAAATAAGCCGCTTCGTTCTCCTGCAAGCCCTGCCCTTTTACCTGCAACGGATAAGTCCTGGCAAGGCGAACCACCGGTAATAATATCAACTACCGGTGCATCAAATCCGTTAATTTTTGTAATATCTCCTAAATGGATCATTCTGATTCCTCCCAATCATAAGGTTTCCAGCAATGGCACTCGGTTTCGTTTTCCGCTTCCTCTTCGGTTACTTCATCCTCGCACTTGCAACCGGACATATACTCGGCACTCGTGGATCCATACGGAACCCTATCATAAATTGCATTCGCACAATTATCACACCGCTTCATTTTTCTTTCTCCTTTCATAAATAATCGACTTTCCCAGGCTCTCTGCAAATTCCTTTTCACGAATGGATTCTGCGCTTGATTCCCAATCCCTTAAAAGACAGATTGCATCGCAGGTTTCGATAAGAGCAAAATCAATCTTCATATGGTCTTCATAATCCATTCTCTTGGGTAAAGACTTCGCAACCCTTGCAGGGTTGATAACTTCATGCCCCAACTTCTTCATGTTAACCTCGGCATTAAAGAACTTCTGATAATATCCTCTATCTGCCGATATCGCACCGCTAATGTACACTCTCATATCCAATCCCCTTAAAATTATAATCTCCCTTGCGGATGGCATCAATGTCAGCCTGCACCGCCACGTTATAATTCTCTTTCTTCATTTCTTCTTCCTTGCAATCCATACAGATAACATCATCATTATACATCGACATTATTCTGCCGGACTCAAGACTTCTGCCGCAACGATCGCATCGCAATGCTACAAAAAAATTATCTTTATACATCCAGGTCTCCTTTCCACTTAAGGTACCAGCAATACAGCCCACCTATAAGTCCAAACCATAACGGAAAAAACGCTATCCACAAAAACCAAATAATCTTCAACGCCACCATAATTAGTCCTCCTTACACTTCCACGCCGGCGAACCCTCAAGATTTTTCAAAAGCACCTTGCGGTCTGCCTTAAACTCGTCACCGATAAACCCAAGTCTTAACAAAAAGCATCTGAAAGCGTACTTCTCGTTCTCGACTTCTTTCTTTTTAGCAGAAACCCTGGTCTGCTCCTTTGACAGCCTGCAGATAGCACTTATAAAATGCTCGATAGCCTGCATCTCGGCAGGATCCTTAACTTCCTTTAACCAAGGGAAGTAAACTTTATCTTCGGTAATCTGAACATCAATGGTGTCGGTTCCAAGAGCCTTCATAATCAAATTTCCCTTTGCCGCAAGCAATCCTATAAGGTTTCCGGCATTCACTTTGTCTGCAGGAATGCTGAAAACAACAGCATCAACTTCGGGAATGTAACCGAGAGATTCGAGATTCGAAACCAGATTATTAAGTGCATCCGGATCCTCACACTCGATAGAGCAATCCTTGTGAACCAGGAAATCACCAATCTGATAAGCCATACTCGGTGCGCCTAAATACTTCGGCTTGCCGCCGGTAACGGACTCGATATCCTTAACTAATTCTTTTCTCGCTTCCTTGGGTACTAAAAATTTCTTCTTCATAAAATCGCCTCCTTTATGCTGTGATATTTTTATATTCCTTAATGAAGAACAATTCTCCATTTTTTCTAACTGTAATGTAAAGGTTCCCAGAATAGTTGAACCAGGTGGTGCGGACCGCTTCGGATCCGCTAACAACCTCATCATCACGAACTATCTTGCCGTAATGTCTAACTTCATCAAATAACTTCTGATCTGCCATAACCGGTACCTCCTATGCTTCTTCAAAACCTATTTCGAACAAATAATTGATTCCAGCATCATCAAATTCTTCTTCAACAGTAACCCAAACTTCTTCGGGACAAGCACTTGATTCAATGATTTCATTTATTCTTCTTTCCATTTCTTTCATATTTAGCACCTCCGCTGTTCTATTTGATGTGTTTATATTACCATAGTTTGTACTATTATGCAACAGTTTATATCAATTTATTTCACTTTCTTTCAAATTAATTATACGATTCCAGGCAGATGGAATAAGCAATCATCGTTGCCAGGTCGCTCTCATCCGGTTCGATATCCCAACCACGATCATAAGCAACTACAGTTTTGCCATCAATCTGAATCGTGAGTTTGCTGATTCTTCCCTCATTGATTCCAAAAACGGAACCTTCGTCATAAGCCTTGATCCAGCAATGCGCTATCTTGGTCTCGCCGCCTACCGGACATCCGATTGTACACTCGTGCCATAATCTTTTCCATTCGTTGTTCATATCTGCACCTCCTTAAATTCTAAACATATCCACGTAGGAATTTCTAAAAGTTGAAACGTCACCATTCTCGAAATGAAGAACCAGGTATTCGTGATAATCATCAACCAGATCCGAGTCTCTTTCAATTTCACGAGCATCTGTGCCGGATACAAGTTCCCATTCGACCAGGTTCTTAAATTCGATTGTTACACGTTTCTCGAAAACTTCTGCAGATGCAGTATATTTGCATTCGTTATAAATATTAACCTTGACTTCGATTCCATTTCCACACTTAACGATATTCTTCATATTGATTACCTCCGTTGCTTTATTTGTTGTACTTATATTAACTCTTTTTGTGTTAATTTGCAACAGTTTTCATCAAAAAATATCAAATTTCTTTAATTTTTATTCCGTAAAAATATAACATTAATTTTCGTTTTATTTTATATGTATTATAAGCAGATCCGTTTTTATATCCCTTAACATCTTCAACAACTGTCTGCCCATCTTCCTCATAAACAAAATCAGCAAGGTACGAGCATTCTTTCTCAATTACCTTGCCTTTCTTTACGCCGCCACGTACGCCGATAATATCCGGTTCCCTCTGCACCGGAATAAGGACAAACTTCTCTTGGCACCTTAAATTCGAAATGGATCCTGCATCAAGCAGGAGTTTTAACTCACGATATCGTGATGCTTCCTTTCTCGAATCGAAAGTAATCCCATCAACAATCGTCTTCGTGTTTCTGTATTTGTTCTGATTGTACCACCGCATCTGAAATAGCCTCCATTATCTTTCTAAACTTCTCACTCTGCAGAAAAGCAGAGAAATCATCCATAAACTTATTAACCGCAACCGCAATCTGATCCATAGCCTTGGAAAAATCGCCAGCCATCTTCGCCAAATTCTCATCCGAAAAAACTTCCAAAGCCGCCTGCAGATTTTTTGCATATTCATCCGGCGTACAACAGTATTTTTTCTTAAATTGCTTTTTTGCTTGTCTTTTATTCATTTGCCCACCAACTTCCCAAACATAAAATCCTGGAAACTTTTTCCACCGGATCCGTTTAAATTTTCAAACCTTACAACCTGCTTGGCAAAATCTAACATTTGCCTCTTAAGCGGCACACCAGGTTCCATTAGCCGGCAATAAGTCTTGCCGTTGATTTCAGCAACCATATATCGCTTGTCTTTCTCTAACTTTATGTGAAATTTTACATCCATTATTCCCACTTATACCTCTTTTTTCGCAGAGCCTTTGCCAAGAGCATATTCAAATCCGGGACCGGTTCACCAGGTCGCTTAATCTGCCACCCAGGACCGGACTCGGCAACATAATAATTTCTCTTCT